CTTCCGGCTGCGCAGTTTCACGATGGCTCATGTGACGGACGCGGCCACGCTGCAGAGCCTCAAGGACGAATTGCAGAAGGTCTTGGAAGGCGGGGGAACCTTCGCGGATTTCAGAAACCGGGCGGTGGATCTGTTGGGGGAAGCGGCCAACGATGACCATCTGCGGACCGTCTATGCCACGAATCTGCACACGGCCTACAATGCGGGCAAGTATTACGAGGGGATGGATGCCATAGAGGAATTGCCGTACTGGATGTATGTGACGGCGGGAGACAACAAGGTCCGGCCGGCGCACGCGATTTTGGACGGCACGGTCTGGCGGAAGGACGATCCGATCTGGGATAGCATCTATCCGCCGAACGGATTCAACTGCCGGTGCAGTGTGTCGGAGTTGGATGACGAGATCGTAGAGCGCGAGCAGCTCAAGGTGGGAGAGCCGACGGCTTTCCAGCCGGATCAGGGATTCGAGAACAACGCGGCGGCTGATCCGGGGATCTTAGAGCAACTCGCACGGCAGTGGCAGATGGCGGAGAGGCTGTGGAGGGAGTATGAGTTGGCCGCACTCGAAGCGAAGACAATCGAGGCGGACAAAGGGCTGAAGCCACTTGCCTCAAGCGTGATTGATGCGGATGGCCTGTTGCGGACGATCCCAGCGGGTTTGGCGGCCCAATATGGGGAAGATGGTGCATTGATCGAGATGACCCTCCGGGATCCGCAGGAGATCTGGGGCTGGCCGGGGAAGAACCTCTTTTACATCGCCAGCTATGAGACTCCCGAAGGCGTGAAGTCGGTGGCGGTGGAGGTCTGGGGAGATGTTCAGGCGGTGCACGTGGTCGAAGGGACCGCGGACGCTTTCCGAAAAGGCATGCTGCTGAAGAAGACTTGAGACGTGAGACTTGAGACCTGAAAGAACCCCCCTTTTGTCCCCCCGCTGAAGCGGAGGGAGAGAAGATAAGATTCCGGGCGGGTTACGAAGACTTTGAACCCACCTCGGCGGAGAAAAAAATGCCGAACATAAAACGATTGCAGGAGACTTTGCGCGCGCGGGGGCTGAGGTGCGCGGCTCAAGCGATTCCACTTCCGAAGGAACTCAAGGAGTGGATCCAGCTCATGCCGGTGGGCCACTGGGAAGAATTCCGGGGGGGCGGACCGGGTTACGGCGAGCCGATGGACATCACGGCCGAACACATCGCGCAGATGGCGGCGAACTTTGCGAAGTATCTGAACCCGATTCTGTTTGATTATGAGCACGAGAGCTGCTGGGGGAACACGCGGGCGGCCGGCTGGATCGTGGAAGTTCGAGCCGACGCCGACGGACTCTGGGGGCGGGTGGAATGGACGAAGACGGCTCAGCAGGAAATTCTGGACGCGGAATACCGCTATTGCAGCCCGATGTGGGATTTCAACTATCAGGATCCCAAGAGCGGCGAGCGGGTGGGAGCGCGGCTGCATAGCGCGGCACTGACGAACACACCATTTTTCGAAGACATGGAACAAAAACTGGCGGCCAAGGAGGGCAAGATGGAAGAACTGAAGAAAGTGGCGGCGGCTTTGGGACTGGCGGAGACGGCCACGCTGGAGGACATTTTAGCGGCGATCACCAAGCTCAAGGAAGCGGCCCCGGCGGCAACCAAGAAGCTCGAAGAGATGCTGACGGCCACGCGCAATGAGCTCAGGCTGCCGGCCACGGCCACCAGCGAAGAGCTGATCGCGGCCATCAAAGCGCGCGGCGCAGGCGAAAGCGAACTCGCGCAGCGGGTAAAGGATCTCGAAGCGAGCGAGCGCAAGACGAGGGCCAGCGCACTGGTCGAGAAATACCAGGCCGAGGGCAAGCTGGTCAAGGCGGATATCGCGTGGGCGCAGGAACAGGCGGAGAAGGACCCGACGGCCTTCGAGAAGTTCATGGCCAGCGCGATCGTGAAGATTCCGCCGCAGGGACCGCCGAAACCGCCGCTGAATGCGGATGGAAGTCCGGTGCCGACGGCGGCGGAAATCGCAACTGCGGAAGCCACGGGAGTGCCGGCGGCCAACATTGCCGCGCAAAGAGTGAAGAGGGAAGCGGCGCAGGGCTAAGGGGCTCACGGAAGACTTGAGACGTGAGACTTGAGACCTGAAAGAACCCCCCTTGTGTCCCCCCGCTGAAGCGGAGGGAGATCAGAACAAGAAACCAACGAGGAGAATAAATCATGGGCGCAACGACGACGGATCGGAACACGCTGCAGTGGGGCTGGGGATGTGTGATCAGCGATGAATGGGACGTGCTGACCGCAACCAAGATCCCGGCCGGTGTGTTAGTGGCGAGGGATGCGAGCGGGTACGCGAAGAACGCGAGCGATGCGGCCAGCCTGACCTTCGCGGGAATCTCAAAAGAGCAGGCTGACAACACCAGCGGAGCCACCGGGGATAAGAAGGTCAAGGTCCACAGCAAGGGCCGCTTCAAGCTGGCCGCAGCCACGACCTACACGGCGGCGGACATCGGCAAGCAGGTCTACGTGTCGGACAACCAGACGGTGATCGTGGCCACCAACAGCCACAATCTGAAATGCGGCCGGTTGATCGCGGTGGCCTCGGACGGGGATGTGTGGGTGGAGATTGACGCGGACGTGAACCGCAACACAGCGACGAGCTAACCGAAAAAGCTGAAAGGCTGAAATCGGAAAGCTGAAGCAAGATTCCGGGCGGGTTACGAAGACTTTGAACCCGCCTCGGCGGAAAGAAAAACGAACGAAGCAAGGAGATAGGCGATGCTGAACAAGGACAAACTCAATGCCGTATTCGATACGGTGCGAGCGGAATGGGAGCGGCTGCGGACTGCGATCAAAGCCACCTTCAACGAGTGGGCCTTGATTCTGCCCAGCACGGGTTCCTCGGAGACCTATGTATGGACGGAGTTGCTGGTGCAGATACGGGAGTGGATCGGCGAACGGGTCTTCGGCAATATCAAAGCCCAGAACTGGACGATTGTCAATCGCAAATTCGAAGGCTCGTTCAAGGTGGACGTGGACGAGATCGAGGACAATCGCCTGGGAACGGTGCCGGCGAAAGTGCAGGATCTCTACGCGGCCGCCACCTTCCATCCCGAGAAACTGTTGGAAGAGGTGGCTCTGGCCGGATTCACAACGGTTTGTTTTGACGGTCAACTGTTCCTCGACAGCGATCATCCGAGTCTGACCGGAGACGGCACAACGGTCTCGAATGTGAGCACGGATCCCTTGGACTATGATAACGCGCGCAAGGCGGTCAACGAATTCTTCCCCATGATCCAAGGGGGAACGGGCGTGCCTTTGGACATCGAGGTCTACGCGATCATGGTCGGGCCGTCGCTTTTGGGCACGGCGAACTCGCTGTTCAATGATGAGAAGAAGCCGAACAGTCTGACCGAGAGCAATCAGCTGCGCGGCCGGGCGAAACCGGTTCTGAACCGTCGCTTCGTGGGGGCCTACGCGAACTACTGGATCGTGATGGCCCGCTTCCGGGGATCGAGTCTGACGCCCTTCATCTACCAGGAGCGCAAGACTGCGGAGCTGAAGAGCACGACGATCGAGGTGGGCGGCGGCATGGCGGGAGCGGACGGGCAGGATTTCATGCAGTTCATGGAGGACGCGGTGGCCTTCGGCACGAAACACCGGGGCAACGCGACCTTCACGATGTGGTGCCTGGCCTACGGCTCGACGGGGAGCGGCGCGGCCTAAGAAAAGATGAAGGATGAGGGATGAAGGATGAAAGTCCGGAGTCCCTCATCCCGGATTCCCCCCTTAATCCCCCCACGGAGTGGAGGGAAAAAGAAGAGACGATGCCGGGCGGGTCTCGAAGACTTGGACCCGCCACGGCGAAGAAAGAACCCCCCTTTTATCCCCCCGTGAACGGAGGGAAAGAAGAAAGGAAAACCATGAAGATTCTCAAATACCTGATGGTGGCGGTGATGCTGCTGCTGGTCGCGCTGCCGGCGCAGGCGCAGATTCAGGTGGACAGGTGGACGCGCATTCAGAAGACGGCGGTGACCTCGGGGGATACGCTCTACGGAACGGCGGACACGCTGGACCAGACGCGGATCATTCGGATCTACTGCAAGGACTGGCCCTACGAGCAATGGTCTATGGCCGTCAAGCTGGCGACCTTTACCGGGAAAGACTCGGCCGATACGGTGTTCAGCCGCATCTGGTTCTTGTACGATGCGGGCGGAACGTGGACGGCCAAGGCGAACGTGGACACGTTTACGGCGGGAACGGCCAGCAAATGGGTCTATCAGGAGATCACGCGGCCGCAGGTCAAGCCGTGCTCGCTGAAGGTGGATTGTTGGGCCAAGGATGCGAACACCTGCTCGACCAAGGTGGTGGACATCAAGGTGTCGGCGCAGTGAAGAACCCCGCAAGCAGGGGGAAAGAAGAAAGGAAAGCATGAAGATTCAGATTATTCACGTGTCCGCTCCGGAGAAAGGTTATAACCGGGGCAAGGACAACGGCGGCAAAGGAATCCGACACGAACGGGAACGGCCCTTTCTGTTGGTGGACGGACAGAACGTGCCGCCGGAAGTGCTGGACGAATTGCATTCGAACTATCCGGGCACGGACCGCGAGCCGGTGAAGGCCGAGATGGTGAAGGAATTCAACCGTCAGCCGACGCCGCTCTATGCGATCGTGCAGGAAATCGAAATCGCCCAAGAAAAGGATGAAGGCCCGGCTCAGCCGCCGGCCGCCCCGACGGACGAAACGGTGGCCAACGGCGATGTGTTCGCGAAATATTCCTATCCCGAAGTGCAGGAACTGGCGAGCAAGGCGGGGATCAGTCCGGTGGTGGGCGTGTCGCGCAAGAAGTTAGTGGCGGCGCTGACGGAAGCGGGAGTGGTGCCGAGCGCAAGCGAAGGATGACCCCCCTTTTGTCCCCCCGTGAACGGAGGGAAAGAAGACGAAGAACCCCCCTTTTGTCCCCCTGTGAACGGGGGGAAAGGTAAAGATGGCCTATCTGACGGTAGATGATTGCGACGAAGACGGAGCCATGTTGAGCGGAGCCACTCAGCAGGAACTCATTCGTTTGTTCGCGGACAAGGCGACACCCACGGAGACCGAACCGGATGAGGTGGATGAGAAGATTTTCGGGGGTTGCGCGAACGCGGCCTCGGAAGAGATTGACGGTTATCTGCGCAGACGCTATGCCGTGCCCTTGAGTCCGGTGCCGGACAAGGTACAGCAGTTGGCCGTTGAACTCACGCTCTACTACGGCTACAAGCGGCGCAAGGCCATCAGCCAGCAGATTCAGGACGGATACGATCGAGCGGTGCGGTGGCTCCGGGACTGTTCCAGCGGAAGCGTGGATTTGGGACTGGAGCCGCCGCCCTCGACGAATGTCGACCGCGAAATCTCAACGTTCGGGGACACGCGAGTGATGACGGATGCGAGGCTGAAGGGGATCCTCTGAACGGAAGACTTGAGACGTGAGACTTGAGACCTGAAAGAAGAACCCCCCTTTTGTCCCCCCGTGAACGGAGGGAGATAAGCCATGCTGATACTGCTGCCTAAAGCGGGAACCTACGCGAGAGCACAGGCGCGGATCGAGAGACCGTTCAAGAACATAGGCGCGCTGATGAACGTGATCTCGGCGCGGATGGAAAGAGCCGTGCGGCAGAATTTCGCGGTCGGGGGAAGGCCGGTTCCTTGGCCGGTGTCGAGGCGGGCCATGGAAGACGGCGGGAAGACGCTGATTGACCGGGGGATATTGCTCAATTCGATTCAGCGCAGCCACAATCAAAATTCGGCCACGGTTTTCACGCGGGACAAGCGGGCGGCCATTCATCAGTTCGGGGGAGTGATTCTGCCGGTGCATGCCAAGGCATTGACGATTCCGATCAGCAAAGAAGCGAGGGGCAAGAGAGCGAGAGATTTCCCGCACGGGCAGACCTTCCTCTTGAAGCGGGAAG